GGCAGGTGTTAAAATAAGGTCTACAACCGCCTTGTTTTCGTTCGGAATATAAGAGACCGTAAAGTCACTACCGAGCAAGGCTCCTACAATTTGCATACCTCTCAAGCCAGAAGTAATTGCTGTTTCCATCGCATTTCTTGTTTGGATATTTGATGGCTCACCAACGAATCTCTGGCAGGCTTGTCTGACAACCGACGTAGCATCATTGATGATTCTCTTGGTTGAAAGACGAGTATAATCTGATGTTGACCAACTAAAAGTCAATCCATCTCCGAATACCGGAATCTTGTTAAAGTTAATAACAATGCTATTAACGCCCTTATCTGACAAAGCAGCTTGTTGTGTTCTAGTGGGAGAATATCTGATAGCCTCCACGTTGTACGCTGCTTTATTCACAACTGAGCTATATGATGGCAGTATGCTTATGGTCGCTGCTAAGTGTGTGGCACCGTTTGCGTAACCAAAATCAACGTTTCCAGAGGAGTAATTAACGGGTTTAATTTCCGTAGCAACAATTACCACATAAGGACCAGTTTCTTTCAAGAGTGCGCTATCATTTCTTACGGGAAGATTAGTGAGACCTAAGTGCGTGTTTACGTTTCCTGGAGTCATAGCTTCTGATCCGCTAACATATGGCTTAACGCCCATAATGGCTATACAGGGATTGATATTTTCCGAAATGTCTTTGACTTTCTCGGAAACTTTATATGCCCAATTATTAGCCACGGTAACCGCATTGTCTGCGTAAAAGCCATAAGAAGAAGCAGTAGGCGAATCTGGCGTTGCAGCCCATTCGCTTGGATGTCCACCACGGCCCCAGGGGACAATGATGTCTGGGATGCAAGATTCTGCTGCCACAAATGCGTCATCAAAAATATCTACTGCGCTACTAGTGACGGCACCAGTAGCAGGGACGAATACGGTGTCGCTTGGTAGCGGGACAATATATACTCTTCCTGCTCCAGCAATGAGCAATTCGAGGAATGCTCTGTGTGCGTCTGAACCATCGCCAAATGCAGTGATAACGTCAGCTTCGTTTGAAACTCGGACGACGTCCAGATCTGCTACGCCACCAGTACCACTGGCGGTACTACGCTTTGCGATTGCGACAATTCTAGGACCAGCTGGCGCGTCCTGACGTGAGACGCTATAAAAGCGATCTCTGATTAAAGTTTTTACTCCAGGTATAGCCATTTTATTTTTATCCTCCAAATTTCAAAACTCTATTTGAATCTTTCCTTATAGTAACACACAAGTTATAAAAACAACTACAAACTTAATTTTGAAGAAGATTAATATATACCATTCTACTCATTGGGTGTTGCACCCTGGAAGAGGTCTATCATATTCCCTTCTGTTCCAGAGTAGTTTGGCGTTGATAATTGATTTCGAATAAGTTCCTTTTCATATGCCATCCAAGTTCTTGCATCAACAGAAATTTTTTCAATTCTATTATTAGCTATTGCAAATGTTTTTTCAGTAGTCAACATGTACGTGACTGTTCTTTTATGTATGTCCTTGCCTTCTCTATTTATTTCTGAGTCTGACAACCTTCTAGAATAGACTAACTCTGCAGCCCCTGCTGCCTTAAAAATTGAAGTATACTCTAACATGAAATCCTCAAAAGCTTCTATTACCTGGTCACAAAGTACGGCAGCATCGAGGTCATCTCTAGTTGTTGTGCTATTTGGTCCTTGAAAAGTTCCAACTTTACTCATGACCGTAAATCCAACAACGTTTTGAAATTTTTGACCATATATTGTTACCGAGTTGGACAGTACATTTTGACGCATTCTCGGCTTAGGCTCCGTGGTATGAGCTTTTCTTAGTTCTAAATGATAACCAATTATTGCAGGGAACTCGTTCAATTGTACGGAATCGGAAGATGGAGCAGAGGATATGTCACCAGATCTAATTTCGGTTCCACCATTATCCTTGTATGTTACTGAAGTGTCTCTGTTTATGTTTAATGGTAGTATCGGTATTGTTGGGTAGCTTTCTTCCCATATTTTTTTTACTAAACTAATAAATTCTAAATAAGTTAAATTACCAGTGTATATCTCTTCTATTCCATCGCTATCTAATCTTCGATACCCGGGTGACTGTAAAGCGGGAAGTCCATATCGTGCATTTTCTGAAAAATGGGGAAATTCTCTATTTATATAACTCATACTATGCTCCTGGTCCAGCTGCTAATGAAAAGTCTACTCTTTTTAGTCCAAGTGCGGAAAGAAGTTCTACTTCAAAAATAAAGACACCTCTTTCTGTTTCGGATATTTTAACATTAAAAGAGTAATCATTTATTACCGAGTTCTTTTTAAGAAGTTCTAAAAACTCTTTTGTTTCGGAAACTATTTGATCAAAGGACATGATATCAAAATGAGATAATGCTATTCCCTTTATTTCGCTCACCACAAGAGACACTAATCTCATTTGTGAAAGTTTAGTAAAAGTTGAGGTTGCATTAGCCATTGTATATTCATTAGTTATGTACACCTCAAATGGCACTGCTCTTCTTGTTTTGCTTCCTCGGTATAACGTATTAACGCCGATGCTTTCCAATCTCTGATACTCTGCCTGAGTGAGATCATTACCAAATAAAGACATAGCTCCTGGTATTCTATTCCTAATTAAAGCCCTATTAATTGGCATAGAAGATATCATTCCAGCAACGGCTGCTGCTGCACTTGAGGTATAGCTTAATTTTATTTGAGGGTGCTGAAAAACCATTTCCCCATATATTGGGACTATGTATCGACCCTTATCTGAGGTTATTTGTCCAGTCGAACTATTATAAACTGTAAATTTCTCAGTAAAAATAGGATTTTGTTCTAGTATATTTATGTCTGATGCCTTAAGGCCATTGGTTTTGGAGCCGATAATTCCTATTTGAACATTTCCAGTATTATTATGAAAATCGGAACAATAGGTTGCTAGTTGCGTCACAAAATCTACTTCTCCTGTACTCATAATAGATGTTTCAAGTGGCACAATTATATCCACAAAATCTAAATCCATTATATCTTGATAAGTTTGCTCTAGTCTTTCGTAATACTTTTCATAAAAAGTCTGAGAACTAGGAGTAGATTGATCCCGGTTGAATACGGTAGTGGATATGAGTCTTCCCCCATAGCTGTCAACATATTCTGTCATCGGCGCCGATGCACAAATCATTATATCCCTTGCTCCGCAAGAATAAGCGTCTAAGACTCCTCGTAAAAGTGGACTATTGATATCAGCCTGTAACAAGTCAACTGCTTGCTGTATGGAATTAATTTTTACCGGATAATTTAATTGCACTCCGTCCGCGTGGCCTATTAATAAAATGGTGCTTGTATTGCTTTTATCTAATTGCTGATATGTTGGCCTATAATTTATGACGCTAGACTTTGGAGATACTATGGTAGCTGGAGATAATGTATTAGTGGATGACCTTACTTGAAATACTGAACTTATCGTAATATCTTTTATTGAACTATTTGTTCTAGCTAAAACGGTATAATTATATTCATATAGATTATCAGGAACAGTATAATGAAAAATATATTCTCCATTAGAAACTTTTTCAATCCTATTGCCTGTAGCTTCTGGATCCTGAGCAAGATAAAAATATGGACCATTAATTACGGGCCCCGCTCCACCTTCACCTCTCAGCACATATATGCCTATATCTATGGGCGTGGCCGAACTTACTGGATCATAAAGTGTTCCATCGGTATCGGTAAATATAAATTTAAACTGAGCAGTTTGCCCCTTAGATAAAACTAACATTACTTACTTCTCTCTCGTAGCACCGACAACCCAATAGCTTATTTTACCCATTCTCCCCCTGACTGCACTTGCAGCGTCCACTAGGAACATAGTATAATTTTTTGCAGCTTTGAGGGAATAATTCTCATATATTCTATCACCCTCTTTGGGGAAAACAGTGTCTTGAAAATAATATACGGCGTCATAATTTGTGTATAATCCACTTTGTAATTCTACTGTAGATTGATAATTAGCTGCTCCAGATTGGGCCACCTGTCTAGTGGTTATTCTTTCAAATTGGCTAGAATGATTGCCATTTGCAAGTATTCTTTGAAGATATATATCATGACCCCATTCTCGCAAGATTTTATTAAATGAACGCTTTGCATCAATCACGACTTCTAAAGCCTCTGTTTGGCATGGGGTCTTGCTTGGCGGGTATTGTTCTTACGGGGCCATACAATTCTCTATCTGTCAAATAGGCAATCTTGCCACCATCTACTTGCGGCATCTTCCCAGCTGAATAAACTGGGCCAACACTTGGAAGACCTTTCATCTGGAAACCTAAAGGACTAACTTTATTTGCTAGCATTTCTTTTCTTAACGCTGCGGCAATTTGGCACCAGGTTGTTGCATTATCTCTTGTTACTTTATTTCTAGGTATTGATTTATTGGTAATATTAAGATCGCCAAGTCGCAGAGATATTTCATCATCTCCACCATACCCATAATTTCTACTTAGTTCACACGCTGTAGCAGCTTTGATGTATTCTAAAATAATAAATGCTAAACCACTACCATCTTCACTATCTAATAGTCCGTGTATACCTTTTATTTCATTGGAATAATTATGTATTATTTCTCCAATTTCCAATGGACTAGCGTCGGGAAAGTAAGACAATAATTGCTCCGGATCTAAATAAAGTGGTATTACATCAGGGGCAAAAGTTATAGTTTCATCATTTTTAAGAATTACCGTTGGCTGGTATTCTTCGACTGTTGAACTGACATATAATCTTTGCTCTACTACTACAGAATTACCATTTGCTAGTAGTCCGGTAAACTTTACCGTATAAGTATCGGCTATAGTCGGAGTGTAATCATAATAATATATTGAACTAGATATCTGACTAGAGATATCGTCTAAAACTGTTTCATTTGAAGAATTCTTAATTAATACTGATGGATTTGTTTCAGGAACTAGATCTATTTCATTTCCATTGGCGTCAGTATCCTTGAATCTAACTGTGATTCTAACGGTATCACTAACTAATACTCTATCTGTTGACATCGTAAACCTCTTAATTTAATTGTTAGACATTATAGTAACATCTATAGTTCCAGCCGAATTATTCTCCAAGATAATACTTTCTGCACTAGAAATGGCATAAGCTTCATCTTTTCTAATTGAAAAAGCTATAACTCCAGAACTATAAGAAGAAAATGATATATTTGATAAAGTTTCTGTATTCTCTATAACTGTAGTCGAAACTATCAGCGAATGAGTATTGACAAACACTAAAGTGCTGTCTATGGAGGGCGGAGATAATACTACAACTGCTAATACTTTTTGATTGCCTAAATTAGTATTAATGCCAAAAGATTCTGGCGATACTACATAGGCTCCTGAATAGGAATATGTAGTATCGTCATATTCTATATCTACATCATAATTCACTGGAAAACCTTATATCAGAATGTTCCGCAGTCGAATGTTATACCTTCAATTGAACCGCCAGTAATAGAAACATTGCTTGAACTTTGCGTAGCGATTGATCCTAGACCTAAAGTTGTTCTTGCCGTTGAAGCATCTGTGTCGTCAACTAATGATCGTCCAAATGAGGAAAAATCTGCAAGAGCTGCGGTGCCTGAACCAGAAAAGTACGGAAGCTTATCTGCTGCTGATGTCAATCCTGCTATTGCAGCAAGTTCTGCATCGTACGCTTGGACATTTGTCCCAATTGCTAAACCAAGAGCGGTTCGAGCATCTGAAGCGGTTGTTGAGCCAGTTCCACCATTAGCAATAGCTATTGCTGTACCGTTCCAAGTTCCTGCTGTAATAGTTCCAACAGTTGCAATGCTATCGTCACCAGTGTAAGTTCCGCCAGCTACTGCTGCAAGTGTAGAGTTGTACGCTTGAACATTTGTCCCAATTGCCAAACCAAGAGCGGTGCGGGCATCTGAGGCGGTTGTTGAGCCAGTTCCGCCGTTAGCAATTGCTATGGTTGTACCGTTCCATGTACCGGATGTAATTGTTCCAACTGATGTAAGGCTTGAGCCAGTTACTCCTGAACCAAGAGCGGACGTACTAAGAACCTCAGTTCCATTAATCTTAAGAACTTTACCTGAGGCGATATCGATGTTTTCAGAAGAAGTCCAAGAAAGCGAGTTTTTAACCCAATTAAATGTCTTATCTGTCGTGCCCTTAAGAGTAAGGCCGCCACCATCAGCGGTATCATTGTCGGGACTTTCTACTGAACCAAGTTCAAGATTCTTGTCATCAACGTTAATAGTTGTACTGGAAATGCTCGTTGTTGTGCCGCTAACTGTTAAGTTACCCGCAATTGTTACTGTTTTACCGGCAACGCCCATATTAATATCTGCTGCGCCACCAAAGTTAATGGTTGTAGCGGTAGCGTTCAAAAGATCAAACGAAGTACTTGCAGTAGTTAATGAAGTGGTAATAGCTGGGCTGGTACCGAATACTAAAGCGCCAGAACCTGTTTCGTCAGAGATGACTCCAGCAAGTTCAGATGAAGATGTTGCAGCGAAGGCTGAAAGCTTATCTGCTGTAAGGGCTACAGTTCCGGTTGCATCTGGAAGGGTGATAGTACGATCTACTGTTGGATTACCAGCGGATAATGTGGTTTCAAACGCATCATCTGTGACTCCTTCAAAGACTATTGTTCCGGCAGCATTGAGGTTAAGTCCATTAAACGATGGACTAGCGGAAGTTGCGACACTTTGACCAATTGCAATTGTTGGAGTTCCGCCTTCTGTTGCTGTGTCATTCGAAAGTGTTACGCCAGTACCAGCGACAAGCGAGGTTACATAGTTCCCACTAGTATTAGTTCCAAGTGCAATTTCTATAGTTGTTTCACTAGCTGAGGTCAAGCGACCCTGCTGGTCAACTGTAAATGTTCCAGTTTTAGCTGCGCCACCGTATGAGCCCGGCGTTACTGCGGTATTGTCAAGATTCAAAGTAAGTGTATCAGTTGCAGAGGCTACCGATGTTAAGCCTGTGCCACCAACTATGGTAAAAGTGTCTCCACCGGAAATTGTTAAATCAGAACCACTATCTGCATCTACTGTAAAAGAAGTTGTGATAGAGGCTGTTCCAGCTGCGGTTAAACGACCTTGAGCGTCAACTGTAAAGGTTGGAATTGCAGTAGCTGAACCATAGGAACCAGCTGTTACGGCTGTATTGTCAAGATTAATTGTAACTGTATCTGTAGCAGAAGCTACTGAGCTTAAGCCTGTGCCACCAGAAATTGTAAGAGTGTCACCGCTGGCAATTGACTGAGTAGTTCCAGTATCTCCCGCAAAGGATAATCCACTGAATTGACCTACTCCACTTATTGCTGAGTCTACGTATGCTGTAGTTGCTACTGAGGTAGAGTTATTGCCCGAAGACTTTGTAGTTGCGGTTGCAGAACCGCCAAGGGCTACAGTGCCAGAAAATGTTTTATTGCCAGTAATTGTTTGAGTACCCGATAAACCGACATACGCGCCGAGGCCACCGATGGCTTCAACCGTTGTAGCGGAACCGCCTGCTCCACCCGTTCCCTTGCCGTAGTAAAGAACGTCATCAGCTTCGTTATACGCTAACTCTGCATTTTCTAGACTTGATGGGGCTCCAGCGGCGCCACCAGATGCTCTTCTTTTAATTCTTATTGTATTAGTTCCGGCCATGATTAAAAATTTCCTCCATCAGTGAGATTTTTTTCTGTATAATTTACCCAAATAGACCCGTTATAGCGCAAAATATCGCCAGAGTTTACCGTGGTTATAGTAACGTCGGTTAATCCATTTAAACTAGATTGACCGCTAATTGCACTTTCTGCTGCTATTATTCTATCTTTGACAGTTAGATGTGTCCCTGCTGGGCTCAATCCTAGGACTGTTTCAATGGCTTCTACCGCATCGTTGAGGTCTGCGTGCTGCTTATGATGTGGTACGGAAACGGAATTTAATTTATCATCTTTAGTGGGATTGATAAAATCATCTAGACTAGAGGGGTAGGCTGTTGACATGTTATTCCTTACAGACTAAATATCTTGTATTGTTCATTACTCCAGCTTATAGTGATTGAAATTGGCGCTGGTGTTGCGGGCACTGGCAGTCCTGCTGCTGTATCTATGTATGCTAAAAGTCTAGATGTAGATCTACTGCCAGTATCCTTATATATAACTAAGGAAGAAAATCCACTAGTTCCATAATTTTCAATAGTTATGTTATCTGCATCAAAAATGCCCAATTCAGTAGATTTACTAGTTAATAAGTCCGTAGTGGCAGCTACTGAGGCTTCTGGAATATCTGATAAAAATTCATGAGTATTAATATTTACCGAGTATGTACCTTTTAGTAAAGCCACTTTCATCGCATTATCGGTTAAATCAAAAAGTCCTTCTAGTAAAGATTTTTTAGCTTTTATATAAAGCCCATTTGACATTATGCGCCAACCTCCGCGGATACGATTACTCTATATTTATAACCGGTTTCAAAATAAATTTTATTATCGATATAGTAAACTGGAGTTGCGTCAGTTGATGGAAAATCTATATAAACATCTGGTTTCCAAGAATGCATAGATATTTGCGCTGGCATTGTTTCCCACCTTGATGGTGTTTTTTGGATTTTCTTACGTTGTGCCTTAAAATATTTACTAGTTAAGAAGTTAGACGCTGGACGAGAACTGAAGACTATTGTTGTTCTCCCGTTGTACTCGTCATTGGCGATATAGAAGTCTCCATTTGCGGGTGTGACAGATTCTATATAAAAATTAGGATTTTTAGCCAATATTTGATAACCGGTTTCAATATCTGTTCTAATAGACTTATCTTCTACTAAAACTTCATTTAAAACTGTAGCTTGGCTTTGCTGAAGAATTGAAGGCGTTGCGGAATTTGCCTGACTAGTAAAGGTGATTCTTTCTTCTGGAATAGTTAACCCAGAAGAATCTACAATATTGTTTATTTTAATAATATAATCAGTATTTGATGCTAAAACTACATCCCAGTATAGGGTAATGGTCCTGCTTATTTGATTATAATCAGTAATTGTATTTATGATTCTAAATGGCGAACCAACTTGGACAGGCGTAACAGCGTCAGTAAAGACGGTAAAGTTTGTATTAACCAAAGATGCTATTTTAACAGTTCTGCCAAACTTAACATTAACGGTATTAATACTTACTGTTGCACTATCGATTAAATATAAAGCCACTCAACACACTCCAAAGTCAAACCTAATTTAATAGTAATAAATTAATTGGAATAAAAGCAGAGGGGGCAGCAGATTTCTCCACTGCCCCCAAGCTTCAGGGTAATTTGTAACTATAACGACCCTAAGGTTTTTATCAGGCTGTTTCGTTAGTAACCATGACTTCGTAGTTACGGCTGAGTCTGACGTTCTTAGCAACAGTGATACCTTCACCGTCACCCAGCATGATGATGTCATAACGCTCTTTCATCTTGAGCTGGCGAATGTCGCGGCCCGGATCGTCAAACTGATCGGTGCTCATCTCGTCTTTGACAAGAATTGTACCAACTTCATTGCGATCAATGAGGAAGAGGTCTGACTTAGCTGCTGTTGCGCCACTCTTAGCCGTGAAGCTAACGAAAGGAGAAACAATAACGTTCAGTCCCATAGGGGCAGTCTGATTCAACGAACCCTCTGGCGACTGAGGACGATATCCCCAGCTTGTTCCAACGCCCGATGCCGAACCGCCGTGATGGAAGATAGCATCCTTAAGGAAGATCGACCACATGAGGGGGTGCAGAATAAAGTCTGTCGGGATATGATTTTCAGCCATAAGGACGGCAGCCATGTCAATGATATCGTCCCACTTGACTGTCTTATTGGCAGAGCCGTTAATGTCAAGACCGGTTGTGTCATCATAGCCAGCGTCATCGTTATCAAAAACGATTGTAGCTGCATCTTTAAATCGGCTCAGAGCAATTTGCTCCTTAAGGCGAGCCATAGCACGGCCAGCTGCGCGAACATGCAGACCAACAATGTCCCAAAGTGAATCAGCGATCACTTCTTCTGTGAAAGAAAGCTTAACGCCCTTTTTCGAGACTTTGCCCTCTACCTGCTTTGCGAAAGCGAGTGCTTGTTCTGGATACTCTTGTCCTTCTGGGATCTCAGCAGCTTGAATAGCATTGACGGCCGGGAATTCCAATGAACGTCCCTTGCCGAGACGAACAGTGGAAAGCAATGGAGTCACTAAAAGCTGTGGCTCTGCTGCTTCTCTGAGCGTACGTGAGAGAACTTTCGGAAAAAGCGCTGCTGCATCTGACGATGCAAAAGCTTCCTTGATTGTTACTCTATTGTCTGCGTCGATATACCCGTCCTCGGTCATTGCTGTCTCCCAAGCTGGGAGACCCGAGAGGAGCTCTTGGATTGTCTTAGTCATCTTAGGAATATTCCTCCTGTGTTATTGTTTCTTATTTATTAGAGTGTCAGGTTGACGCGGAATGCACCAATGACATTAGTTACATCTAGATTCGAACGAATACCGAGCTTACCATTATAAGGACCAGCCTTAGTAAGTTCATAAACGGTCTTCAACGCACCCGGATCTGATGGGAGTTGCATGTAGCTGAGGAGGCCATCATCAAAGTTTGTAGCAAACTTTTCGACTTCGACAACCTTACCTACTTGCAAGTAGCTGTACACGGCACTGCTGTTGTAAAAATCGCCAGCAGCGGCCAATACTGGACGTCCCATTACGTCGGAACGAACTACTGAACCAACCGTCACATCGGCGTTAATACCGCTGACCATTGGATACTCTACATAGCCATGAGTGATAAATCCTGCACCTTGTGAGGTACCTTTATCAAAGGGTCTGTAGAGATCATACTGCGCGCAACCGATAGGGATCGAACGAGCAGGAACAACAACTGAATCAACCGCTCCAGATGAATAATCTGGTGTTGCGCCATCCGAAGGGGCCCATGTGGTTGGCATGGAGTCGCCCCAGGTCTTGCTTGAGCTTGTACCGTTAGCGGGAACAACGCGAGCGTCACCATTCGAATCGGCTACGACTGAAAGGATGGTTCCCTTCGGAATGACAATTTCAAAACGATTGTCTTCTGTGTCATAATACCATGTGGGAAGACCGGGGTGTGGCAACAAGTATGCTGCGGGAGCTATGCCCTCAGAAACGACGAAGCGACCAGCACCGGTCTTACTATGTACTTTGCGAAATTTTGCTAAACTCATTTTTTATCTCCTTAAATATTAAAGTTTACGTCTACCCATAAGGGCATCAACTAGAACTTGCTCAAAAGATTCTTTGGGATCTGAAGCCTTAATGGGCTCCTCTTCCATGTCTACAGTAAGCACGTTATCTTCTTTTGCCGAAACTTCGGCTTCTGAAGTAATTGTGGGCATGTTTAACATCTCGCCAATTCTTTTACCAAACTTACTTGGTGTCTTAGCGAGGTCTCTCAGGCTATCGGCCAAAGAAGATGCTGTTCTTGTAGCATACTCTTCAATTAGTTTTTCGCGATCATCTGAAAGCTCAAAACCAAGTCCAATCTTAGTATCAACGACTCTTTCGACCAATGTTCTATGTAATGCACTCTTGAGTTTTTTATTCTCCTCTTCAAGGGACTGAATTCTAGCTTTTTCATTTGCATCCTGCTCAGAGACTGCATTTGTGTCAGTGAGGTTTGCTTCTGATACTTCTTTCCCTTGATCTTCTTCGGCCTTAGATGAATTAGCTGAATCAACTTCTTGATTACCTAGTTCTTCTGCCTTTTCAAGCAAAGCCTTAGATCCATTTTCTCTCCACTCAGATTCTTCGGAAGACGCTGCTTCCATCTTCAGTGAAGATCTGAGCTGCCAAGCCCACTTCTTATGCTTGTCATCGCGTTCTGCCAAGAAATTAGCAATACCCTGCTCATTGGCAGCAGTTGCTGCGCCAAAGGCTGATAACACTGAATCGTTAACCATATTATTCTTAGTTAAAAGATCGCCAGCCAACATTAACGCATCTGTCCCTGATGCGTCATCCTTAAACGATGCATCCATAACAATTTGTGTTAAGTTAATCGGGAAAGCTTGAAGCTTTCTAAGATTTTCTGCAATGTCGTCAATTGAACCAATTGCATCTTCATAAATCATTGAGAACAATTGATGGAATTCCGTAAAATCTTCACCCTCTACGTTCCAGTGAGCTCTATGGGCTGCGAAGTAAAATGCTAAAGTGTCTGCTAAAACTTTTTGAAGACCGGTAACAGTACTTGATGTGTCTGCTTCTACGGCAGTGACTTCTGCTTCACTAATGGTAACTTCTTCCTCTATAATATCTTCAGATTCTTTAGCTACTGACATTGTAGAAAGATCATCACTTAATTCTTGAACTGCAGCGAGGATGTCGTCGCCGTTAGTGTCTTGATCCATATTGGAATTCTCCTGACAATTATCGATATTTTCATTCTGATCAGATAGTAATGCACTATCCTTGTATTTGTAATTTTCATTCTCCTGTATAGACAGGGCCGTCAAAAACGCCCCCTTCAATTGAAGGTAAATGGGCTTAGATTCTTTTTTCTTCATCTCTGAAAAAATTGACTTATTCTCTGCGATGGAAATAATATCTTCATTATCCATACTAAGCATAAACGCGTTACTTCGAGCAACCCAGCCTTCTGATCCGGTAAGTTCGGCTTTTCCATCAGTAGATTTTAATGCTCTAACTCCAGATTTTTGATCTGCTGGTTGATTTACGAATGAATACTCTTTGAAGCTAATGTCTTGCATTTCTACGTAAGCGAGTTTGCCCTTATAGACTTTGCCTCTTTTATACTTTGCGACCCTGGGCCTGCCGGATGCGTCTTCTGACGCAAGGTCTTCCCCAGAAACGCTACAAACTGCTTTTCCGGCCCTTCCGCCAACAGAACCAGTTAAGTATCTCTTGTCAAGAACTTTCTGTGCAGCGACCGGATCGGTGATTGCTATTTGCAAGCGGACAAAAGAAGAACCATCTTCTTCTTTGTCCATTTTAGCAGCGATGACCCTGCCAATGGCTTCTGTATTTAAATCGTGATTAAGAATAATTGGCTTTGGATATGGATCTACCCATGATTGAAGTGCCTTTTCCAATTCTTCTGCAGAATAATTATTATAATTAGAAGTAAGGCCTTCATGAATTGCAGCGACTTCTATAATTAAACCATGCTTTGAATTGAATGATTCCGAAAAATCAATATCCGACTTTGAAAAGTCAGGAAGTTCTAATGTAAAATTTTCAGTAAAATCAAACGACATAAATCACCTATTAGTTGATTGTTCTTTTTCTATAGTAAGTTTATTTTTATAACATTGAACAAATTTATATAAATTTATCAGACTTTAGCATAGTTTTCAAAAAGTAAATCATATCTATTATCTCCGTTTGCTAAGAATGATTGATAAAGACTTTCTGACATAATATGTGGAGCGTAAATATACGAAGCACAGTATAGTTTAAAATCTTGCTGTTTGCAAGCGAGAGACCAACCTACATCTTCGCCCTGCTCATGAAGTGTATAGTTAATATTGCTATAAACATCTTTGCTCATCATTTTTGCAGCCATAATTACATCAGACTGAAAATAGGTTCCTAATTGATATTTTTCTTCTCTATATGCTTTATTGGGAATATCTGATCTCCAGTTCATAACGCTTGGATACATAGTGCCAAAAGGAGTCATGAACATTAAAGGGTTAACAGCGTCTGCCCCTGATTTAATGTGAGCTATTAACAGTTCTATTGTATTGGGATTCGTTAATAAAATATCCGAATCAAGACTCAGGTAATAATCGGGCTGAACATCTCTAACAGTTTGTAATAAAGAATTTCTTAGTGAAACCATATTGATATATTTTGACATAGTCCATTGTCTACCATTATTTTCGTGTTCAAAATGAGGTATATCATCTCTAATTTTTATTTCAAAATAAGGTATATTTTTATCAAATGATTTCCATGCTTCTAGCGAAGATATAGTTTCTTTATCATCTGGAGAAACTTCAAAAACAAAACCAATTTCTTTAAAATTAATTGACTGATTAACCAGGCAGCGTATCCAGTGGGGAAGAATCCAAGATCTTTTATAAATTGGCGTTCCAATCAAAAGTTTCATGAATTACTTTTTTTCTTCCTCTAATATTTCATTAATAGATTCTTTAGCTTTTGTAATTGTCTTCACTTGCGCGGGAGATGGAGCTGGTACGACATCAATAGTTAAGTCTTTTTGTTTGGATGCATCTTCTTCAAGGTGATCAATTCTCTCAAATAACTGAGTAAGAATATCAAAAACTACTTCAAGGGCCAATCTAGTTTGACCATTTTCTACAACTTTTTGCAGACCCTTAATAGCATCGTGTGTTCCTAGGTATTCCGATACTCTATCATTTTTTATTGTCATCTTTTTCGACATTCAGTTCATCCTTTTCATCATTTGTATAAACTATAGTATACTCTGACTCAAGAGCATTTTCAACTAACGTAAGCCACGCGTTATCAGATCTTTTAATATTTGGAGAAGTATTTCTTCCCTGTTGATTAGTCGGACGAATTACATTACCTGCGCCTTTTCTTTTATTTGGCAAATTTCTTTGACCCTTTTGGGCAGGGTCTTGTTTATCAGCATTCAAAGCAACGTCTTTAGACTTTAACGAAGCGTTAAGCTCATTCTGCTTTTTGCTCATATCTATTTGTATTTGTGCCTGAATAGCCGCATAAAATTCTTTAGGATTATGCTCTGCGTCCATACCTAATTCTATTCTTGCTTCTGAAAGGCCAATTAAATTGCTTGTAAATTTTTGAATAGTATGAGTTTCTTTTTTTACTTGAGTATCAACATCTATCTCATTAAATTTAAAATAACAACGATCTGAAACGCCATCTTCGAGTGGATTAGTTATAGGGTCAAAACCACCCTCTAAAAGAAGTTCATTAAATAAGTGAACTCTTACCATCTCAGAGAAAAGCTTTTGATACTGCTTAACTTTGTCATAAAGTGCAGTATCTAGTCTATCTGTCATTGATCTATTGCCTCCGCCCATCGACATGCCAAGATGGTGAGGGGCAACGCCTAAGCCAACAGAAACTCTTTCCTTAAAGTGATCAAGATATTTAGATGCATCCAGTGCTGCGTTATTTGCTCCAATGACTTCAATATTGTGACGGAACGGTAAAATTAATCCGCCTTCTGCCCTAAGATTTTCTAGCTCTTCACCAGCTGTACTAATTTCATGAGGTTCGGCTGGCTGATCTGCTGTTCCTATTGTATATTTATACAATGGAAACAGTTCTCTATGCACTAGGTTTTGAATATCTTCTTCTATTTGACGAAGGGCAACAATATCATCCAGGGCTGCTTCCATAAATGGCGTTCCAAATGCTCTGCCAGTTTTTTTATCAATGTAGACATGAATAACCTTATCGGCAGTCCAAACAGGGTCGCGATCTGTAGGCATATATGTAAGTGGATCAGTACGCTGTTGATACTTTTGGGGTCTATTATGCTTATCTCTTAATATCCGCACCTGTTCAGTAGGTATTAGGTAATATCCAACAACCGGTTGTTCCGTATTAACCCCCTCTAAAGGGGTCGGAAAATATTCTGATATGTCGCCACGTGCCTTAACAATAAAGGCGTTTCCATATTTAAAGAGATGATCTGTAACTTCTATTAAGAAGTCTAGGAAGGGACGTTTCATTGCCATTTCCATGTAATCTATTCTTTGATACAAGTAAGAAATTGCTTCTGGATTTTCTCCTACAATTTTCCAATTCTCTTTCCAGAATAACTCTTTATACTTATTTAAAGCTTGCTTTACATAAGAATCAGTATCAGCTGCCTGCATGATTCTATAGAAATCATAAGGAGAGGGCTCAAAAGTTGATCTTTTACTGAAAAAATAAGTATTTCCCTGAAACCCAAGTGCTAGCGATGCAACTTTCATTGATCTGCTAACTGATTTAATTTCTTCACCATCCAGTGCTTTGGCTGTAAAATTATTATTTTTATCAACTTGCCTAAAGGGCAAATAATCAAAGACTGCCATGTATCTCTCCAATATGAAAACTATATATAATAGTAGTTAAAGTGCTGTTTTTTTATAAGTTACTCAGATTGGGTCTGATTAACCTTATCAAAGGCATTTTTCAAGATTAGCGTCTTAACTGATTCCATCCAGAAAATTGTTTCAGCTTCATTAAAATCACTCTTGTATTGAAGGTTTGCGTTTGAAATCTTAATTTCAATAATAAATTCTTTAACTTCTACTGGCTCAGTTGTTTCAATTTCTTCAATTACTTCAGTTGTTTCATCCGACATTTTATTTACCTCACTCAAAGTTGTCTGTTTTTGTTTGTTTAATTAATTTTTCTGTTTTACCTGGTTGCGTCATGGCAGTTAGAGTTGCAACTTTTGCACTTAGTTGTTTAATTGTTGCCTCTTTAACTACCAAGTCAGTCACTAGTTGACCAATTTTTTCGCTAAATGTTTGAACTAAAATATTAATATCTAGGTCGTCCATATTTGCCTTTCCTTACAGTCTTAGGCAAATATTATATCACATTGGGTAGCTTAAATGAGCATATGACTGGTTGATGTTTATCGGAAATCCTTTATTTCTTTCTCTATAATCATAGTATACATCTGAGATCCATAATCTAAACGACTCTGGCATCTCTGCTTCAATATCGTATTCCTGAAGTGCACTGGCATCTCCCAGTATGAATCTTCCAACCTGTTGTGGTCTTATTCCGATTAAGTCATCCCTTACATTTTTTGGCATTTGGACTATTTGTAAAATATTGTGGCAGAGTTTAGCCATTGGTTCTGTATTTTGGAATTCTGTATAACCATATGCCCATTCTATGATCAATCTAAATAATTCATGAATTGTTCTGGACGTGCATTGTGGGTGCATGCCATATACCGTCTGAAATGCATCCAAAGTTTTCTCTGCTGTCTCCGAATAGGAAATAACTCCCAGAGGTGCAAGATCTATCACAGTGTAATGCTTTGTTATGATTGGAAATGTAACTTCATTATTTTCTGTAGAAATTACAAGTTGATCTATATCTTTATCTCCGTGCGTGATTTCTTGCATAGATTTGATTGCATATTCAGTAGTTGAGCATGCCTTGCCGAAGGATGAGTTATCATTTTTTTCTTCAACACCCCAAAGCTGAAAGCCTCGCAACAATCTATTGGGATTTATTTGGCATTCCGATATCCATTTATTGTCAACTTCATCCCATTCGGAATTAAATTTTGAAGTTGGTAGTTGTATATTTGGATATTGCCATTTATGGCGATTGGGATTCCATACCCAATCTGCGAATGGTCTTTCTGTATCTATTTCTGACATATTAACCTCACGTTACTCCGTCGTCATAATTTAAAGTAAAATATCTAAATTTTAATTTTACTTCTTGAACCTTAGCGTACCAGCCGAAACCAGTATCTACTCTTGCTACTTCTAGTTTAACATAGAATGCCGTGTCTTTAAACTCTGATGCGTAGGTTGCATACATAGTTGTAGACGGCGCAAAATTTCTTGTTTGATTTATGCCGAAAGATTCATCACCTACGTTTATTTGTGTGTTATTTAAATAGACTTTAATAGTTGTTGCAAGATCACCGTTTGTGACTGATACAAAATTATCGTTGGCTTCTATTTTTGCATAAGAGTAATCACTCTTGACATTGAAATACGCATTAAGCGTTTCTGTTCCATAGTCTTTATCAACTAATCCTGTGAGGCCCATGGTTGGGGTATTTGTGCCGTCCCCTAAAACTTCAGTGAGGCTAAATTGCAGAGTTGTTCCAACATCTGCTGTTGCAATTTTGACCGTTGAACCACCCACCACATCCATTGCCCCTCCTTTATCTTTGATGTTAAGATTGCTAACAGCACTGCCTCCGGAAGTTGCACTAGTAATTGTTCCAGTATCGCTTTTATAGGCGCTATCGAACGCAGATACAAATGAAATATAACGCAATTCATTATCAGCAATTCTTTTATTAAGATCTTTTGTGCCATTAGTTACAGAATCTGATAGTCCAGCAATTGTTACACTGTTGTCGCTGGCATTAAACGGATAAATAGTGCTGCCTCCACCTTTTATGTTGACATAATAGGTGCTGCCTCCTGCGTTTTCGCGTTTTGTAGTTAGAATATTACCCCTTAGTCTGTTTATGTTACTAACAGTAACGTTTGTTACACTTTTTACAGATGTCAACCCTGAGCCCGAATAATATACATATGATCCATCTCTTTTTATGCTCGTCACTGTTGTAGAAAATGGCAGCTCTACCGATGGATTAGAAAGCCAAACTGTGCCACTGTTTCCATCCGAAGCTTTAGCTGGAGTGGTGTTGCTATCATAGTTTGAGCTTGCGCTAATTTCACTCTTATCTGTACCAGTTCCTATTTCTCTAAAGTAGGTGGTATCATTCATTGCCGCAAAAGTTCCTATTACTTCTGGCTTACTGTATAGAGGCCTAATGAAGTTAGAATAACTGCCCCAGGCTCCAACTTCTGAATTACTATTTCCTAGCCCGGAATATACTACTCGTGCTCGAAACCGATATTCCTTATCATTGTCCAATGAAGTAAAATACCTTCCTCGGTTATCATTTGATTGATTATCTGTGAAAGCGTTTGATGAATCATCTACCGTGCCTAGGTCCGTCCATGCACTGCCGCTTCCCGCATTTCTACTTTGATATTGCCATCTTAACCATGCGTCCCCGTTATTGTATGCATTACCTTCGGCGTACAGATATAGTTGAGTGCTTGTTTTAAGGGCTACGCCGAAATATGATGCTAACGATACTGGTTTGCCTGCTGTGAAATACGGATGTGTTGTAACAGTTAACGTATTTCCAGCCACTGACTTAATAAGACCATTAGAGCTATTGTAGAACTGTGCTACAGATGCTATGTAATATGTTGCGTCTTCATCTAGTACACTGTTGTAAGTATTGGATCCAAAGGTTTCAATTTGACCAGAATAAGTTGTTGTGGTGTATCCTGTATTAGGGTGTATTTGCGTACTTATAGGGGATAAGAAAACTGGCGGATTTACATCATCTATATATGCTAGGACTATTACATTGTCGCCACTTGAATTATTATGCTGTACGGTAATTCTTATTCTTCTACTACTCTTATCTGACAGGGCAATTACTGGTGCTGCGGCAGTTCCGCCATTTCCAACTGATCTAATGTAGAAAACTTCCCAACCAGATCCTGTGTATATTTCTCCTTTTTGTATATTAGTAAACGTACCAGATCCTGCTGCGGACGTGCATATTTCAGGGTCATCCACATCTTGCCAACTGCTTCCATTATATATTTCAATAGCCATAATTAATCCTAAGAAAAATAAATATCTCCGACAGATGGAGATCCTGGCTTAGTTCCGCCATACTGAATATTTCTTATAAACATACCTTGTAGTCCTCCACCTGAACTTGAAGTTCCTGAACCATAACCACTTATGAGCGGAGTTATAATCCTTGAAGAGAACCATGCCCAACCACCAGGCGCAATTGCGCTCAAAGAAGATCCAGAACCACTATATAAAGCTCCACTTAATGCGCCACTACCATTTTGATCTACAATTCCTATATTCCATCCACCTAATACCCCAGATGTTGCAGTCATTTCTCCAGCTGGAGTAACTCTAAATGGGGCAGAAAGAAATGTTGTTCCATGACCTAAATAAATCCCATTGGAATCAGCTTTAAATATATTATTACCTGATCCAATTGATATAGTTCCACCAGATAGTGCACCAGTAAATGTACCTCCACCGTTAATTGTTAAATTTGTTCCATCAAATGTTAGAGAGTTAGTAGAACTTGCAATTCTTACTTTCCCATCTGCTCCAAAATAAAAACCATTTCCAGCTGTAGCTGTTGTACTTCCAGTATTAATGTAGGTTCCTGCGTCTGCAGAGGTTCCAACAATTTTTATCTTATTGGTTCCAGTGCCAACTTGCAGTGTTCCAGATGTTGCCCCACCAACTGTTACCGTACTTGTAAAAGTTCCTGCGTTAGCGTTAACAGTTCCAGTAAAAGTTCCAGAAGTTGCAGTAATAGCTCCTGTCACGTTTACGCCAGTTGCCGTTAATGCGCCAGCACTTGTAACCTTGAAAGGTGGTGACGCAGAAAAAGTTGATGCACCTAGCCACATATTTCCACTGGAATCTACATGGAATGAAGTTGTACCTGATCCGCCAATATCAATTGTTCCACCATCTATTGCACCTCTTGCAACTATATTATTAAATTCGGCTCTACCATCTCCTGATATAATCCAACCAGCTGATCCGCTAGTCCATATGTCTGTTGTATTATTATATGCACCATTATAATCAGAAGATCTAAGGATCGCTTTATTGTCAGGACTAGTTATTGTTGTGGCAGTTCCTGGTTGAGTTAGTATTATCTCATGTGCGCCAATTGTTCCAGCAGTTATTTTTCCTGCTGTCAAAGAACCAATAAACTTTTCATCGATCAATGGAGTGTCACCTGAGGCGACTATTGATGTCCAGCCACTGATGTTGCCTGATGTATCAATTGTTCTTACTCTTCC